GTCATCGCCATTTCCAAGATTTAATTTTACGTTATCGTTACCTCTAAAATTACCAGTGATAGTGCAGTTTCCAGTTACATCTACACCAGAACTTGTTGTCGCAAGCTTTAGACTGCCGTCATATTGTAATTCGGTTGCTGCACCTCTATTACCCTTAAGCATCCATTCATTATCTGTGTCATTCCATATACCAGCAGCATTAGCGTTTCCCATAAACACACAGGCAGAACCACCAACAGCCATTCCATCCCAACCATTTGTACCGTTTGTAGCTGTGAATGATCCGTACTCTCCACTTATTCCTGTCTCAAACTTTTTACTGTTGTCGTGATATAGCTCTACGGCAGCATCTGGTATAATTTTTACAGCAATGTCAGAATCTGTTGCATTAAGATATAAAGAACCAGTCTTATTTTTTATAACGCTATTAGAACCATCGTGATAAATTTGTAGGTCATCACCTGTTCCAAATTTTGCTTTAAAACCATCATCTCTACTTGAATCATCTAAAAATGTAGTACCAGTGATATGAACACCAGAACTTGTAGTCTCAAACTTTAAAGAGTCATCATTAAATAATTTAACAGCACCATCAGCAGCACAAACTATATACCGTTCTGATGATGATTTTTTGTAAAGTTGCAGACTATCACTTCTTATAAATAGAGAATTAGTAGAGTTTTCTATATAGCTATTAGTTCCATCGTGATAAATTTGTAAATCTTGACTAGCACCAATCTTTAATCTTGAAGTATCATTCGGCATTAATACACTACTACCGCTATCTAGCTGTAATGCAGTGTTTAATGTACTAGCACCATTTTGTTGAACTTTAAATTTCAGTCCACCACCAAAACCTCCAGTAGGAGCACTTTTATATCCAATAATCGCACCAGTTCTAACTGTTGATGCGTCACTAGCAGTATATTGTTGTGCAAAACAAATACCATTACCTTCATCATTATTGTTATGACCACCGTCATAAGAAACTAGGAAACCAAAGTCCTGTCCGTTATATTCAGTATCACTGTTTTGGTTAGTATCAACATCAACTTTTGATTGTCCTGTAGTTAAAGTTCCAGTCGAAGCTGTCTCTAGCTTTTTACTGTTGTCGTAGTAGAGTTCTGCTGCATTATTTGTTTGTCCTCTAAAATAAGTATCACTTAGATCATAATTACCTAACTTTAAATCGTTACTTTGCAGAGATAATGCACCAGTTGCGTTCTGTATTCTAGAATTTCCGCTAGTGTGAAATAATTGTAGGTCATCAGAAGCACCAATTTTAAGTGTTTTATCTCCTGTAAGTTCTAAATCACCAGCAATCGTAGTATTACCATTATCATCAACAGTAACTATATCTGCACTATTATCAGCTTTTCTTACTTGTATTCCGTTAGAACCACCATAAAAATAACTTCTTGTAGCGTCTACTTGTATTACGTCATGTCCACCACCTTTTAAAAAGGTATTAACATTAGGCAAATTAATATGACTTGTTACATTAAGTTGACCAGTAACTTTTGCACCTGTTGATTCTGTCTCAAGCTTTTTACTGTTGTCGTAGTAAAGTTCTACGGCTGCATCTGTCTTAGCAATAATTGCATTGTCAGTACCTAATCGAACATAAATATCACCAGTTCCACCAGCTTTTCTATCAATAAATGAGTGACTACCCGAATGATAAAGCTCTAAATCTGACCCTGTACCAAATTGAGCTTTTACGCCATCGTTATATCTGTTATCTCCAGTAAATGTATTACCAGTAGTTAATGCAAAGTTACCTGTAGCTGTTACACCAGCTTGCCAAGCACCACCGTTATAAACCTTAAGTTCGTTAGCAGAAGTGTTGAAGTATAAGTCTCCAGCAGCAAGTGCATTACCACCACCATCTGTTGATGGATTGTTAGCTGCTATTTGGTATTTATCTCCAAAGTTATTTACTGAGGATATATTAGTTGACGCATTATTAATACTTGCAATGTTTGTAGAGCAAGTACTCATTGCTGTGATATTACCTGACGTAGCTAAGTCGTTCATATCGCTTATAACATCAGACACAGCCAACATATTCATGTCAGCTACTATGTCAGCAGTAGCTAAAGTATTCATATCAGATACAACATCTGCTGTACCTAAAGTATTTAAGTCTGATACAACATCAGCCGTGCCAAGTATTGCCATATCAGCCACAGCATCAGCAGTACCAAGTCTGCCTATTTCTGTTGCTTTAGCAGCTACTGCACCAATATCAGTTGCATCATTTGCTACAGCTACAATGTCAGTAATATTGTTATGTACTGTTTGTACTTGAGTTATGTTTGTATGTACAGTTCCGACTTGTGTTGCATTAGCAGCTACAGTCGTAACCTCTGTTGCTTTCGGGCTTAATCTATGGAATGTGTAGGTATGATCTGTAGTAGTTGTTTCTACTAAAAATCCAAAACCTGAAGGTATTGTTGCAGATACGCCAGTAATAATAACTGCTAATCCACTCCCTCTACCATTTGCAATAGTAACTGTAGTTCCACTTGGAGCTAAGTTAGTTGAAGCTGCTGATACTGAGACTATAGTTCCAGTCCCATCATTTACATCAGGATTAGATGTAGGAAAACTTGTCTCATTTGCTATAGGTACAAAACCACCAACATCATCAACAAGGTCAATAATCCTGTCATTGATAGCTGCGGTTGTAGCAATAGTTGTGTCGTTGTCTGGAAATGACTCACCATCTTTAATAGTTTCTCCAGTTGAAGCATTGAAGTATCTAGCTTCAGCAGCAGAAGTAGTAAAGAAAGAAGTGTCATTTACACTGTAACCAGACTGCTCACTGTTAGTAACAACAGTTGCACCATTTAATTTATCAGATGTTATAGATCCAGCAGCATAATGCTCGTTATCTAAAGCTCCAGCAGCTATGTGCTCAGAGTTAACAACATCATCTTGTATATTATCTCCGTCTATTATGTCATTAGCTAAATGTACATGGTCAATAGAACCATCTACATAATGCTCAGAGTTAACTGCATTATCAGCTAATTTAGTGCTGTCTATTATATCTGCTTCTAAATGTACACGATCAATAGATCCGTCAGTATAGTGCTCAGAATCAACAGCATTGTCTGCTAGTTTAGTTCCATCAATAATGTCAGCTTCTAGTTTTGCTCTAGTTACCGCACCATTTAATATCTCAGTAGTTGTAACTGCATTGTCTGCAATTTTAATTGATGTGACTGCTGAGTTTGCAAGTTTAGCAGTAGTAACATTAAGATCTTTAATCTTAGCTGTAATAACTGCGGCGTCTTTTATATTACCTGATCTAACAAGTTGATTTTGTTCTTCTTGTAACGCATACAATAATTGTGTATGGTTATTGTTAAGATCGCCTGCCTTGACTGACGACCCTGCTGTATAGGTAGCTTTAGCAGTGTCTACATCTGTATCACGATATATGTGAATATCAGCTGGACTTGCTGGAATGTTGCCGGCAGTAAATACTACGTTACCACCGCCAGTTGTTGTGTAGCTAGTTATATTATAGTGGTTGCCTGATGTCTTTACGACGTCATCAACTTTAACTTTAATATCTTCTACTTTGTATGAAGGGAAAGAAAACGCTTTGGTCGCATTTCCATCCCCAGTGTAATCTACGAATGTTGTTGCCATTATTTATAAATGTTGAGGATGTTTTGCGAACTTGTTATATTTGCACTTTCTTCTTTCTTAAGTTGTTTCCTAATTTTTTTGTCTGCACGCTCTTGAGCAAGTAGAACAGCACCTTCATCTTGTAAGACTCTATTCCACGCAGCTTTACGAGCTGAATCAAATAGCCGACCTATCATTATATTATGGTAGTAGTCTTTAGGATCAAACTCTGACCTTCTGCCAGAATCTATATCATTGTACATCAAGTCTAGTGATGCTATAATTTTAGGATCTTTAGCAAGTCTGCTAAGTAATACTTCAAGTCCTTCTTGACCTATTTCACGCTGAAACTTAGAACGTAACTCAGGGCTATCAGTTAGGTCATCACCATTAGGAGAAAACAATACTGATAAACGTATGTCATATCCACTTCTAAACAAAAACTCTCTGCCTAAGCTAGGCGTTAAATTAAAGTTTATAGGAATAAATGCGTTGTATGCTCTTGTTATAAAGTCGTGATTCTTAATAGGCTTACCATTAAGTAAGTCATATTTTATAGGTAAAGGTCTACCAGTTAAATTTTCGCTTAACAAGTTACGGTTACGTATAGAATCAATAATTCCAGAGTTAAGTTCTCTTGTATGTGGTGTAAATAGTTTACCTAAGTCATTACGTATACCAGCAAGTGGTAGGTTGTTGTTAGCAAAACTTGCTACAATTCTACTAGCTTGACCCGGTTTACCACCGAACAAATCAGCAAATGACTGTAAGCCTGCTAAATATGATTTACTTGTTACACCTTGAGACAGTAGTAAGGATACTTTTAATAAGTTATCTTCTGTCCATTCTTCGCCCATAAGTAAACTTGCGTCACCTATGTCAGCTACCATAGACATAATCTGGTTAAATGGTTCAAACGAATCGTAGTTAACACCAACATCACCAAAGTAAATCATGCGTTGTTGATAGCCACTATCTAACCATTGTCCACGTTTTTGTCTATCTACTGGTCCATTACCTGTCATTCTACCTGTCATCCATGCCCATGTAGCCATGCTGACTAAACTAGAACCCATCGCCAATCTACCTGTTTGTAGTGCTTTAGCGTTGATAAGATCTTGTGGACTGTATATACCATACTGAGCTAATGCTTCTAAATTATCTCCGGGTCTAGCAAACGCTATGTCGTTAAACTCTTTGACTAAGAAATTAAATCCGGGTGTATGTTTAGCTGTAAGTTTTAATCCGTTTACACCTGTTCTAGCAAATAAAAAGAAAGGTTTAGCCCAAGGGTTCTGTTGAAATACAGAGTTTAGGTTTGCTGCAAATCCTTTTAGATCTTGTGTAAGTGTAACTTCTTTACGTGCAAACTGTGCTGCTTTATCAGTTAAGTTACCGTCAGCATCAAAAATATCACGATAAAAAAAGTCTTCGTATGATCGTATAAGCTGTGGAGTTATATTATCAAAGGATTTTATTTTACCACCAGCCATCTGGTCCATAGCAGATATAAGAGCTTTTTCTCTCATTCTAACTCTACCTAGTATGTGTGCAAATGCATCATCAGTTGCAGCCATAACTTTTGTAGAGTATGTTAGCAAGCTGTTATGATTCATAGCACGAGCCATGTTAGCCATTCTAAATGCTGCTTTATCACCAGCACTAGCACGGTCACTTTCAGCCCATCTACGTAGTATTTCCCAGTTAGCATCGCCTTGTGTATATTCAGAAAATCTAGTTTTTATAGTTGCTAGATCACCTGACCAATATGAGTTAAGTCTTGTTTTAAACAACTCAAAAGATTCTGGTATAGCTTCCATCATAGCGTTCATAGACGCAAGACCTGTACGTATAGTTCTAGTATCTCCAGTAAATGGATAACGTATTATACCACCTAAAGTCTGATTCATAGGACGTAAGAAGGTATGAGTAGCTGTACCAATTATAGCACGTAATGGTGTCTTAGGAGAGCTTAGAACACTATGTGTCATAACACCCTGTAGTTCTCTTATTAATGCACCAGCCTGTGCTTTACCTTCGATCTCACCACCTTTTATCATCTTTCTAGCCCATGCGTCAAAGTCATCTAGACTGTTAACTGTTTGCATAGAAGAGAAAGCTTCAAATAATGCCATGAGTAATTCATTATCATCACTACCGTCAGCTATATCTAATATAGTTTGTATAGATTCACGTGTATCTGCCATCTCTTTTGTTAGAGTTTTAGTCAGATAGTTACGTTTTACCCCAGCACCTAGCTCTCTAAAGTTTTGTGACTTTATAATTCTAGCCTTTTTAGCTTCCGTCATAGCTACGAATATAGTATCACGTATAGCTTCTAGTGGACCATCTGTATCTGCAAGGTCTACAAAGTCTTTTAACTCTCTACCAGCAATACCTAGATCACGTACCTGTTGTAATAATGTACCTACAACCATATCTGCTACGACAACATATTTACTTGTAATAGTTTCTACGCTATCTACAAGGTTGCCATCAATATCAGTAATAGAATATGCGTCAGTCGCTTCCAAAATTTCTTTTAAATATTCTTCTGGTGACATATCAGCTGCATTTCTACCAAGTGTAATACGTTGGTGTGCAGCTATAGCATCTCCAAATACATCAACTAAGGATAGTCTATTACGTTTAACCTCGTCAATAATACCCTGATACTTGTTATTACTATATAAACTACGTAGTACTTCATCTACTACTTCTTCTGTTACACCAGCATTTTCAGCTGCTCTAGTTCTTTGTACGTTAGTTATTGGATTACCAGCTGCACCTTCTTCAGCTCCCCAGTTTTCACGCACCTTTTTCTGCATTTCCCATATATCATATGGATCATCTTTAGATAAAGGAGCACCCTGTTGTGCTTCTGAAAGCATAGCATTTTTACTAGCTCTAAATCTTGACTCGTTTTGTCTGAGTTCTTCTAGACCTTTTGCTAGTTTCTGTGAATCTATGCTGCTTTGACGCTTACCTATTTTAGTTTTAGCACCACGTGCACCCTTACCGATAAGCATAGTAGCTCCATCAAATACAAGACCTATACCCATACCTTCTACGATGTTTTTTACTTTCATCATAATAGGATGGTCATAGTCCTTAGTACTTAGTGGTGTATCTGCCCAACCATAGTGATCACGTAATGAGCCTAAAGCATTGTGTCCGTCTGACTCTTTTGATATAAGATCAGACACAGCACCAATACCAGCAGCTCGTACTAAGCTAGGAGCACCTAATAATTTAGCAGCGGCTGTACCAGCTAGTGGTATGCCTGCTGCAACAGCACCTTTGGCTGCTAATACTGACGCCCCTGCAAGTGTACCAAAATGTACAACTCCTCTTGCTAGTTTACCCCACCATGTTTTAGTAATAATTGGATTATCACCACCACCGAATGGGTCAAACTCTGGCTGATAATAGCCTTTCTCTTCTTTTTCTCTTTGCATTTCACCAGACAATGCATCTACTGTACGCTCTGGAAATGTGCTAATAGAAGACATGGTATCTTGTATACCACCTGATATAATAGAACCAGCTTCTTTTACAAGTCCTCTGACACCCCAGTTTTCTTTATCTCTAGGATCTTCGGATGCTTCTTGTTCTATTTCTTGTTCGTATGCAACCTGTGCTTCATCAACAGCTTCGTTTTCTGATACGATTTGTTCTGGTGATAAAATATCAGCTGATGGAGCGTCATCTTCTGGAAGTGAGTTGACAATTTGATCTATATTTATATTATCTGGTTCCATTTTTATTCTCCGTAGTCTATCATATCACCATAGTCGGTAAACCAAAACTCGTCTATAAGTTCTGGTGTAGACATAAATGGTTGATTATGTACATCTTTATCGTCATAGACACCTAGCATATCTAATTCGTTAAGGCTGCCCATATCTATTCTTCCAGTACTAAAGTAGTTACTTAGCCCGGAGTTGTGCATTGCTTGTGCAGTCATTAAAAGTTTTTGATTAGTTTCGTTTAGTGTATCTACGTTAAAATCTAAACCAGAGATTTGTTCTAGTTTTCGTATATCTGAAGGTAGGATTTTATATCTACCAAAACCATTAAATCCGTAGCCATGTTGTACAGCTGCATTTAAGGTTTGATTTATAGGTATATTTTCAAAGTCTAATTTTGCTTTATTTGTAGCTGATACATTACCAAATTGTGCATTTCTAGTTTTAGTTAAATAATTTGCAAAAAAACCATCACGTTCGTTTGGATCCATTTCATATAAAGCTCTACCAGTTTTTGTTTTAGTAGGCATATAAGTCAATAACTTTTTAACAAGAGAGTTCGGCATGTCATTCATAACGTCAGCTCTTAATCGTCCTTTTTCCTCATTATAACCTAGTGCTTCTAATCGTTTGTTCATTAAGTCATGAGCTGTAGTAAACCTTAAATCTTTACTAGCTTCTATGTAGTACATTGGTATTTTACCACCGTTTGTATACTCTAGTAATTCTTGTATAGGTTCATACTCGTGTACATTAGGATTTGACAACCAGTCATTTTTAGTGTTAGAATCTTTAAGAGCGTTAGAAGCTTTGTATGCAGCCAGAGATGTGTTATATTCTCTACTACCTTCATACGCACCTTTACCACCTTTTAGATAGTATTCACCAAAGTTTAAATTAACACCGGCTTTAGTTTTTACACCACCACCTCTTGTATTTTGACCACCACCTACTGCTTCTCCGTCAAGTCTATCTTTTATAAAGTTAAATGCCTGTTGTTGAGCACTTTTAAATGGTACACCTTTTTTAACTAACTCTAATATTTGCTCGTCATAGTGTTCTACAGCATTAGCAGAAATTACACTATTTTTAATATTTCCTGTAGCAGTAGTATTTGTAATACCTGTGTTAGTATCTATGTAATCAGTTAAGGTTTTTTTACCAGCTTTATAAGTCTCTTTATTTTTTTCAAAGACATCGTAGCCTTTTAATTCTTTAGTTTTTTCTTCAGCTACTTTAGGATCATTAAGAGTTTTAATTAAAGCCTTTGCAGTTGGAAACTCTTTGTTAAGTATAGCATGGTCAATCATAGGAATCGTAGCATCATCAACTTGATCATCTTTTGTATGATAATTATTAAGACGATTAAAGTATCTATAATAGTTACCATCCTTAGACACGTCTACACCAGCGTTATTTAAAAGTTCTTTAGCGTTTTGTATTTCAGCTTTTAAATGTACTTCAGTAGCACCAGCATCTGTTTGATCTAAAGTTTCTATTGCTGCATCTACAACTTCATTTACTTTAGCTATATTCTTAGCTTCTTTTTCTTGTGTTTCTACTCGTAACTGTCTACCAGCTAATCCTTCTATTTTAGCATGAAAGCCCGGGAATAGTTCTTGCAATGTTTTATTACCAGAACCATCACGTGCTGATATACCATTTATATTAGATATAGCTGCTAGGTCTGTTGATGTAAGTTCACGTTTTTCAGTTAGTACAGCTATGTCTGCGTAGATAGTATCTAACGCTTTAGTTGTATCTTTACTACCTGTAAGCTTTTGTAGTTTAGCTATTGATCCAGACAGAGGGTCTCCATCAGTACCAAATAAAGCTTCTTTAGGGTTTACTTTAGCAGCAGACGCAAAGTCTGACTGTCGTTTAGTTTCGTAATCTTTCTTAGCCTGAGCAAATGTTTCGTTAACAAACTGTGTACGCTCTATTTTATCTGTGTTTTGTGTAGATTTTAATAGCTTAAGTATGTTTGCATTACTAAGTTTATTTTTACCACCAAAAACACCAGCAGTATGATAGAAAGCTCCTTCATGAAAAGCTTTAACCGCATCAAGTTGTCCTATCTGACCAGATGCTTTAGCGTCCATTAAACTTATCATACCATACTCTGTTGGCACTTTAAAGTCTTGATTAGCAGATAAATAACCTTGATAGTTTTTACCAAGAGCATCAACTGTAGCAGCACCTTTTGTTTCAAAGTCAGGAACACCTAATGTTTGGTACAAAGCGATACCTTCTAGTCCAGCATCTAGACTGTTAGTAACTTGAAAGTCTTTGTCAGCTTTAAATGCTAACTGCATACCTTCTGTGTAAGCTGCATTACTTTCTACTGCTAGAGCTTTAGTAGCTGGATCTGATAAAGCTAGGTTGTTTGCTTTTTTAAAATTAACATTAGTTTCATTACTTGGATTAAATAAATCCTTGTTCTGTTCAATGCTTATATCTTGCAGCTTTTGGTTTTGATTTTTTATTGCTTCTTGACTTTTTTCCGCAGACTTTTTAATAGCATTAAGCTTGTCTTTATCTGCATTATAAGCGTCGACTTTACCTTTAAAGTCACCTATCTGGCTTACTAGCTGTCCCAGCTTCATAAAGTTTTGACTTTTCTGATTAGCTAACGCAACGGCTGTTTGAGCATTAAGGTTATACTGCCTATTGTTTTTAGCAACAACATCAGTAATACCTTTATTAGCAGCTAAACCCATGTCACCTTTAGGATCTATCTCCATGTAGTTAGTGTCAGCTGTATTAAACATGTTTGAATCCACTACGCTACCTCCTTAAAGTCGACGTCTATAAGATCATAATATACACCGTAAAAGCCATTGTTTAATTTAACAACAGCTTCTGGTTTTTTAGCCTGTACTTCTTGAGCCATAACACCTATGTATTCTTTGGTAGAATCAAGATATCTAAATTTGTATATATTGTATCCATCAATGGATTGACCTATCTTTTTAATATTATCTTTTAGTCTAGCATCACTAGCTAGTCCCATAATTCCAGTAGCCATATTCATACCAAAGCTTAGACTGTTCATTAACTGACCAGCTCTATCTTTAGGAGGCAACATAGTCGGCATACCAAACTGTGGCCCCATGCCTAAGTTAGCATGTTGCTGTTTAATCATGGCATCCTGTCTTCTACCTATTTTAGTTTGAATCTTAGACTCACCTACAGTAGCTAGTTGATACATTTTTCTGTCTATCTTTGCAATCTTAGAAAAATAATCAGATGATGCTTTGCCACCGAAACGAGTTGATCTATTACCTTCGTTTGTTTTTTGATTTTGGAAGTATTGTCTAGCTAAGTTTTCTTTACCTAACAAAGCTTGACCTTCAGCATTTTTAGTAAACTCTTGAAAGTCAGCTAAATCACGTGATCTACCTAGACCACGAATCGTTGTTATGTTATCTTTAAAGCTAGATTCTTTGTTCCATTGTTTAATAGAGTCAGCTCTAAATTCAGCATGTCGTCTATTATTTTCGACTCGGGCAGCTTCACGCCTACCCGCATTAGGATCTGGTGCACACACGGCAAAATTCTATAAAGTATAAATTGTTTGGTCCATGTTTAAACTTACGTAAAAACTTGAAGCCTAAAAATTTGAGTAATTTTAAATGTACTGTATTTCTACAGTCTACTATGTTCCACAATAAAGGCTCAGTACGGCTATCGACCCACCGTTTAGCTTCTCTTGCAAATGTAATTGGAAAGTTGTGAATAGCTGGAGTGCATAGCATCCATATTTCACCACCTTCTCCGACTCCTGCTAGTCCGGCAGTCTTGCCGTCTGGTACTGTGAAATACACAGCAGAGCCAATCCTAGCCACTCGTAGTAGCTCGTCCATAGGATCTAGCCCATGGCCTTCTACGACCTCTCTGAGGTCATCTGGGCGTAGGTGAGAGGCCACCTCTTTGGCAGCCTCCTCTGTAATTGGGTGTACGTATTGATCTAATTTAGACACGTCTGTAATATTTGGGTGAGTAGTCTCCCTCCCATGACACAGCTCGTAGCGTGGATGGTGCTGGGTGACTTGATTTAAGTGTAATATCTACGTTGGTATTCTTTTCATATACCGGCACAGTTTTTATAAACTCTTCTAGGTAGGGTGCATCTGATACATCATACTCATCTAGCTCTGTAGATTCATATACTTCTGTATAGTCAGATTTACCAATACGTGAAAGAGTAGTTTCATATAGACCTATCTTACCAAAGTGAAACTTAACTCTATGTACTACAAGGGATGAGTTTACATCAGCTCTGTTAGCTTCGCCTTGCTGTCGTGAAAGATAGAATGTAGGAAACGCTACGCTGTACTCGTATAAGTATCCTATTGTTAGCGTTGCACTGGACCAGTCTCCCGGTAAAGTAAAGCTAGTTGTACTTGTAGATGTAGGCTTACCATATCTACCTACACGTGCAGAGTTAGTATTAGTATCTATAACAACTAGGTCATAGTTAGGTGTGGTTACACTAGGTAGCCAACTAACACTACTAAATGTAGTTAGGTTTGTAGATGCATTAAAACTACCACCACTGATGGTTGTATAATTATCTACATGTAATAAGAAATCTACATTATCTTGAATTATAGATGGATCTGATTCTGTTTGCACAAGTCTTACACTTTGTAAAAACTTATCAGTATCTAAAAAGTAATACTCGTCGTTTATAATAAAGTGATATAGTAATGGATTATTAAACTTCCATTTAAACCATGCTGATTGTTGACGTTTATCACCTACATTAAGGTATCTAAAACCTTGTACTGTGTCAGAGTCAGTTTTACCCATTATAACTAAATTGTTTTCACGTGAGTTAGTAAACAAGTCTATGTTTTTAGGTAACAATGTAGGTACTACCTGACTTTGATTTACTACGT